CAACGCTGACCAGCATGCCCTGCTGCAGACCTTGCGAATCGCTGACGCGGATCTCGAAGCGAGGCTCGCGCAACCCGGTATTGAGCTTGCCTAACTTGGGTTGCAGCCAGGGCGCGGCAAACATGCCGAGCACTGGCTCTTCGCGACCCTCGATCCGTGCGGTGTCGCCCAGCGTTTCGAACACCACCGCGTCGACGTCGGCGATCAGATCGCGAAAGCCCACGATCAGAGTTCCAGCAGGATCTGGGCGCGCGGTCGAGTGCACAGGTGTAGCGGGTTGGACTGCGCTTCACCGGCCATGCCTTTGTTGAAAGGCAGCGGCTCGATCATGCTGTAGTACGGGATCCCTTGAGTGTTGACCGTTTCCATGTAGTCAGCCGGGGCGAACACCGAGATGTACAGATCCGGCACGCCTTCCGGAACCAGAAGCGCCTTGTCGTCATGAACAAAAGACACGCCGGCGACCTTGCCACGATAGCGCTCCCAGATGATGCCGCCGAACTCGAAACTTTCCCGGGCGTCACCACGCAGCGCTGCCGCTTGCAGACTGTTCAGGTAGGTCTCTTTGACCGACTTGTGAACAATCAGCTTGTTCCAGAAGTTCTTACCGCAAAAAGCGCGCGAGCCGGTACTGGTCACGCTGCCCAGCGCATCCTCCTGCATGTCCAGCGCCTCACCGCACATGACCCGCAGCTCGGTATCGGCCTTAGTCAGCCCCATGGACATCTTCTGACGCTGCACACCGAAGCGCTCATACAAATCCAGCAGAACCGTCGAGCCATCAGCGTCGAGGATCTGGCCGTTGAGTGCGCCCATGCGCTGGAACTCATGCGTGGCGTCCAACTGTCGACGCGCCTTAGCCAGACGCGCATTGACCACGTCCTGCACCGCCTGCAGCTCAGTGCGAGTACCGAAGGCGCGGATGCCTTGGATCTCATCCGCCTTGATGGTGAAACGCTCCGGCAGGTGCACGGTGTTGAACGGAATCAGGTTGCGCTTGCTCGCAGCAACCACCAGGCCAGAACCACCGCGCTCACCGGCCGGCACCAGTGCCAGGGTGTCACCGTCCTTTTCAATCTGCACGGTCAGGGTGGTGATGCCTTCCTCGCGGAACAGGCCCAAGGCGCTGATGCGGCCCGGCAAGTAGGGTTGATCATTGAGTGCAGCGGTCAGCGAGGTAACGGTAAACGCTTCGTCTTCAAAAATGGCGATATCGGCCATGGGTACTCTCCAGAAACGAAAAATCCCGCACGCGGCGGGATGCATACAAAAGAAGGATCGACTTAACGAACGATCACGAAATGCGCGGCGAGTGCTTTCTCGGCGGCCAGATCCAGACCGGTCAAATGCGCTTCGCTGACTTCGGCCAACCGCACCACGGCGCGACCGCGACGCACCACATCGGATTCGCCCAGCGGGCCGTAGAGAATGGCAACAGCGTTTTCGGTGCCATCCTCAGCAGTCGGTTCGTAGGGGGCGAATTCGCCGGAGGCGGTCACCAGCCCGAGGATTTGCCCGGGCCACAACGCTGGACCGGCCGCGACGTTGATCGCTTCACGCGAAATGGTGCCGGCGCCTTCGGACAGCAGGAATTCACCCGCGTGCATCGGTTCCTGTTTGATGGTCATTCTCTTGCTCCTTTCGCGCTTTGCGCGGTTCCAGTTTGGGCCGCTTGGCGAGCAGCCCAAATCGAGTTGGGGTCAGGTTGTTTGGCGAGCACCTTGGGCGCCACGTCGTCCGCCAGCGGCAGACTGTTGTCGATTTCGAAGCCCTTACCGCTGGTAACAATCTTGTCGAACAGACGCGCCCGCACCGACGGCGCATCCAGACCTGCCGCGACATACTCGGCGCTGAATTCAGGCAGCCGCGCGGCCACGCAGAGGTCGTTAATCGCCTTGGCGCGTGCCAGACCCACCAAAACGACCTCTTCACTTTCAAGCTGGGTGGACTTGAGCAGCGGCTCGATCAGGTTGCTGATGCCCGCCGCCGTGCAGCGCTGAGTGACCAGCAATGCCAACTTGGTCGAGTCGACTACAGGCGGCACCAGCGGCGGATCGACAGGATCAAGATCCGGATCCGGTTCGGGTGCCTCGTCGAGCTGCGCTACCAACTCAGCCGGAGCGTGCTGGAACCGTTGCAAGACCGCGCCTTGACCTAGGCATGCTTTGACCTTGATGCCGTCGCCGACTTCGTCTGCAAGACCAAGAGCCACTGCTTCGTTGGCAGTCAGCCAGGTTTCGGCATCAACCATTCGCCGCAGCTCGGCCTCATCGATGTCGGGCGCCTTGGCCTTATAGGCCGCGATGATCGCCTCCAACGTTTGATCCAGCACATCAGCGACCCGGCGGAAATCCTCGGCGCCCCCGCCTGCATAGGTGTATGGGTTGTGAATCATCAACATGGCGTTCGCCGCGATGACTACGCGGTGGGCACCGCACACAGCCACACTGGCGGCACTCGCTGCCAGTGCATCGATCCGGCCGGTGCAGCGCTCGCCCAGCCGCGACAGCGCGTTGTGCATGGCCAGCCCGTCGAACAGGTCACCGCCGATACTGTTGAACGCGGCGACCACCGGCGACACACCGTCGTCCATGGCGCGCAGATCCTGCACGAACTGATTGGCAGTGATGCCCCACGCGCCGATCTCGCCATAGACAAAGACTTCGATCACTCGCTCGGTGGACTCGCCGCTGGCATGAACGGCGTACCAAGTCTTGTCCTTGACCTCGACGCGTTTGCCGGCGCGGTTGTAAATACTCGGTTTCGCGCGCTTGCTCATGGTTGCTCCTTGTCGTCGGTGTCTTCGACGACATCCAGGGTGTTGTAGTTGAGGCCCAATAAGGTGGCGCGTGCCAGATCAGCAGCGTTTTCCAGATCGACCGTTTCGGCGTCGTAGCCAGTGCGCAAAACCATCTCGCTGCGCGACGAAAAACCGGCTCTCACCTCCATCGCTCGCGCCTGCACGTCCTGCACCGGCTGGATGTAAGCCCAGCCTTGTGGCACCCAGCGGGTGCGCAGGTATTGGCGGCGCTTCTGTGCGTAATCGTCCAGCACCAAGACACCCGACAGCACCGCCATGTCCATCCACGCAGCCCGTACCGGGCGGCAGAGTTGATGCACGTACACGCTGAACTGCAGTTGTTCCAGGCGACGCCGAAACTCGTTGAGTACCACCCGCAGCGCTCGATCGTTGATGCCGCGCATGTCGCCGGTGAGGATCTCGTAAGGCGTACCGCTACCCGCCGCTGCAGCCATCAACTGCTGACGCATGAAGTCCGGGTAGTTGTTGCCCGCGTCCGGCGGTTTGGAAAATTCCACCTCTTCGCCCGGACCGAGTTCCTGCATGGTGCCGGGTTCGAGCGCAACCATGGGCGTGAAGCCGTCGCGGTCCAGATCCAATAACGCGCCGGTGACCGGATCGCGTGGAGCCGGACCCGAGTCAGGCGACGGGCGCTTGATGAAACCGGCAAACAGGTTGGCCACCTCCTGACGGAACAGCACCGCGTCGTCGTAGTTGTCCAGACTGCGCAGCCGTTTGAGTACCGGCGACAATCGCGGCACACCGCGCAACTGGCCAGGTTCGACCGGTTCGAAGATGTGCAGCACCTGCGCGGCCGGGACGCGCACTAGCTGGTTGTAGCCGGCATTCAACGAGGCCGCGTCACGCGGGTGCGACAGGTACATCCAATACGCTACCCGCTTGCCGCCGGGCGTGAACTCGATGCCGGCGCGGATGACGTTGCCGTTCTTGGTGCTCTCGAATTTGTCGTGCGGCACGAACTCCGGCGCCAGAATCTGCAACTGCAGCGGAACCGCCAAACCTTCGTCTCGACTACGAGGACGCAAGCGAACAAAGCATTCACCCGATGTTTCCACCGTGCGCGCCACCAGCGCCTGCTGGCCGTAAAAGTCGGTGCGGTCATCCGCATCAGATTCATCAACCCAATCCCCCCAAAGCTCCTGCAGTAGCTTGCGCAACGCATCGTCATCAGTCGTCGGCCGAGGGGTGATGCCCGTGCCGATCAGGTTGCTGACGCGCTTGTCGATGACGTTGAAGGCGTAGGGGTCGTTGCGAACCGCCGCCCGCGAGCGCGACCGCAGATTGCGCAGGGCGGGAGTGTTGATGCTGTTGATCCCGTTGTCGGGAGCGTCCCAGCCAGTGGAGCGGCGCCCTTCTCCAGCACCTTCGTAACTGGCCTTGATGTTGGACGGCAGGACAAATCCGTTACGAGTCAGCGTTGGGAAATGTCGGGCCATCAGACCCCCTTCCCTGCGTGATACAGCCGGACCACACGTGAGCGTGGCCCTGCGGCGCTGGCAAGTGACGAGCGTATTTCTTCACGCGCCTTGAGCAGTTCATCGACCGTGCGGTATTCCAAGGTGCGGTCGGTGTAGCGCACAGTTTTCTCACCGCGAGCAATGGCCGCCTCAACCGCGTCGAGGTGCTTTTTTGTAAAGGACATATCAGCGTCTCTTCAGATAGCCGCTGGTAGAGCTGCGGCGTTGAGGGGGTGCCGCTACTGGTCGCGGTGTCGCGACCGGTGCAGC